TAATATAAACCCGGGGACTTCGGTCCCCACTTTAGTTGTAAGGAGGATTTTATGACTACTAAACAAATAACTATTAACCCACCTAATTTTCAAACGGTGAACTTAAAAATAACAGGCCTTACACCTCTTATTCAAAACAAGATGAAAGAGACTGTTATACAAGAAATGGCAGATGTAAGAGCTGGTAAGAAGACAAAAGTCAATGCCGCTCGTACAGCTTTCGATCCCAAGAAAGAATTTATCAAGTCTGCTTATCAACAATCTGACGGAACTTTTGGTTTTCCAGCATCTGCATTCAAGCAGTGCGCAGTGAGAGCCGGTAAAGGTATCGGTCTTGCAATGACTGACGCAAGAACATTGTTCTTTGTGTTACCAAACGCACCTGACGGAGAATGTGTATCGCTCAAGAGCAACAAGCCTGTCATGCGTAAGGATCCGGTCAATGTTAAGACTGGTAAAGATTTGAGATTCAGACCAGAGTTCAGAAACTGGTCAGCAAATCTAGATGTCAGATATGACGCAGATAGGATTACGATTGATCAGATTGCAAATCTTCTCAATCACGGTGGTCAAACCGTTGGCGTAGGCGAATGGAGACCAGAAAAAAACGGTACCTTTGGTACCTTTCAAGTAGGAGCCTAATATGGATCTAGTGCAAGAACTATTGTCTATTCAAGATAAGTATGGCGAGCTAACAGCTGCCAACGTGCTTAAAGAAGCGACAAAGAAAAGACATCCTTTGCACAATTACTTTGACTGGAATGAAACAGACGCTGCTAAAAAGTGGCGTCTGCACCAGGCTAACAAGCTAATTGTACGAGCAAAGGTAACTATAACACCTCACGAGGAAAAAACTGTTCATGCTTTTGTAAGCATCAATGAACAAGACATGCCCGCGAGGTTCGTGCATGTGCCTGATGCTATATCAGATGACATGCTAGCTGCTCAAATATTTGAACAGCTTGAAAACAGAATTGAACGTATTGAAATGCAACTCATGGCTATGAAACAACTTCAAGGTGCTACCAAAGACGCACTTAAGAAAGCTAAAAGAGCAATAGCTAAACGTGCAAAAACACTGCGTAAAGCAAGCTAGGCAGTCGGCGTTCGTCAAGGTCAGGTCGGTTCCGGCAAATGTAAGTTGTGGCAGTCCAGGCAGGGTTCGGTTTAGTGTGTTGAGGCGCTGTGAGGTTCGATTGGGTAGGTTAAGGCAGTTACGGCAGGGTTTTGTTAGGTGAGTTGGGGTTAGTCGGGGTTCAGGTAAGGAAGGCAGTTATGGCGAGTCTGGTTGAGGTCAGCTTCGGTGGATCAAGTTTTGGCAGTTGGGGCGGCGTGCGTCGTGATGAGGTGAGTGTTGGCTGGTTCAGGTAAGGCAGTTGTGGAGGCGCCGCAGTGTGCGTCACGTCGCGTTTTGTTATCGTTGGGTAAGTTTTGGCAGTTGTGGCTAGAAATGGCTGCGCATGTTGCTGTAACGTGTCGTCCGTTAAGGTACGGCTGTTTAGGTTCGTAACGGCGTCGCACTGTGAGGTTTGCTGCGGCAAGTATAATTTATAAATCCATGGAGGTAAGTATGGGATTAGATCAATATGGTGGTTGGCTCAAACCAAAAGAAGAGCCTAAAGATAATGTTGTTGAACTTTTTGAAGAAGAAGACAACAGCAATCAATGTTTTGACTGGCGTAAACATGCCAGGCTACAAGAATTTATGCGTAACTTATATTATTCAAAGCAGAATAAATTACCTGACCTTGGTGTAATGGGTTGCGAGTTTAATTGCACAAAAGTATTTCTTGATAAAGGAGACGTAATTAAGTTACAAGAAGCAATACAAAATGACAATTTGCCTTTTTGTGCAGATGGTTTCTTTTGGGGACAACAGTTCCAAGAAGAAGCTATGAAAGAGTACAAAGAACAAGATTTACAATTTTGTGAAGAGGCACTTAAATGGCTCGAAGAGGGCAAACAAGTGTATTACGAGTGTTGGTATTAAAATATAGGAGGTTATATGCATTCAATCAATCCAATCAAACTAAAAGACGAACTCAAAGACTGCATCAATGCGGGCTACCCAGCAATGATCTGGGGCGGTCCGGGTATTGGTAAGTCTGAGATACCCGAACAGGTTGCACAAGAGCTAGGAGTCCCACTCATTGACTTTCGTGCTAACCTGTTCGATCCTGTTGATGTACGTGGCGTGCCCTACATCAAGCAACTAAAAGAAACTGGTAAAAGATTTACATCTTGGGCTGTGCCTGATGTGTTCCCAATCGAACAACGAGATGGTCCACGCGGCATCTTGTTCATCGACGAATTGCCAACTGCACCACCAGCAACACAAAATGCATTCTTACAATTGTTGCTAACTAAACAAATCGGTGAGTACAAGTTGCCACCAGGATGGCAGATTGTATGTGCGGGCAACAGATTGACTGACGCAGCGGCTGTTTATCAGATGCCAAGTCCAGTCAGAAACAGACTTGCACACTACGAACTTGAACCGTCGCTCGATGACTGGGTACAGTGGGCCTATCAAAACAATCTAGATACAGATGTTATCTCGTTTATTCAGTACAGACCTAACTTGCTATCCAACTTCAATGCAGATGAGTATGCATTTCCAACGCCACGTGCTTGGTCAATGGTCAGCAAAAAAATGTCGCGAGCCAACTCAGATCCTGAACGTCTATTCTTTGGTGTGTCATCTCTAGTTGGCGATGGTCCAGCTGGTGAGTTTGTTGCATTCAAAGAAATTGCATCCAAGCTACCAGATATTGATCAGTTGATCAAAGACCCATCTACATACAAAAAAGATGACAATCCAGCTTTATTGTACGCTCTATCTACTGCTGTGGCAGCTAGAGCAGAAGATGATCTTATGGAAAACATCATGAAACTAAACAAAAAGATACCTGTTGAGTTTCAAGTTGTCTTAGTCAAAGGTTGTCTTGCCAAAAACAGAGAACTCAAATCACACAACGATGTGCGTAAGTGGATCGTTGACAATGCTAATGTTGTTTTATAGGAGGTTATATGAAAACAGTTAGATTATCAGAAAGACTCAAAGAAGATATTCTTGAGGCTGCTGAAAAGAAAATCAAAAATACCACACCAGACAAAGATTATCCTGTTGATGGATACAAAGTTCTTGATGAACACGGTGTTATTGACAAAGTTAATCGTACTCAACAGGCATTCAAAAACATTTGGGGTTATCAAATGAAGGTAGATGAGATTGATCAGGTTGAAATTCAATCTGAAATATCGACTATTGACGAAGATGGAGACGAAGATAAACACACAAGAACCTACAGGTTATCTTGTAGTCCTATTGATGTGCCTACTTTTATGTCTGACTATGGTACTTTCAAACTCAAAGTGCCGCCAACAGATTCTACCTTTGTAGAATGTATGACTGTAGAAAAGTATAACAAAGACTTAAGAGATCAACTTTACGATAGGAAATCTAAACTTGAGAACGTTATGTCACGATTTTCTACCTTAAATCAGTTACTTAAGGCTGCTCCGTACATGAAAGACTTGGTCCCACAAGACAAACTTACAAAAATGTACGAAAAAGATGACCGTACAGCTAGGCGTCAAGAGCTTGCAGAAGTTGCAGACAATGAACTGCAAGACTTACGTGAAACATTGCTTGAAGATGCATTACTTGGAGATGACTAATGAATCAACTATTTGTAAAAGCTAGATCCCGTCTTGTGCTAGACAACCCATTTTTTGGTACTTTGTGTCTTAGACAAAAACCTACGGAATGGGAAGAACCGACTGGCGCAGTAGACGGTAAACATTTGTTTTACAATCCTAGTTGGTTTGAAAAGCTTACAGAACTAGAACGTGTGGGCTTTCTAGCGCACGAAGTTATGCACTTAGTTCTTATGCATCACACACGCAGACAAGAACGTAACCCACACAAATGGAACGTGGCTGCTGATTATGCAATCAACAATCATTTACTTGCAGAAGGTTTTATTCTGCCTAAAGGCGGACTTGTAGATGATCAGTACATCGGCATGTCTACCGAGCAAATCTACAATCTTCTACCGGAACCTCCTTCGGGCTGGGACTCAGAATTTTGTGATGCCGGTAAATGTGGCGGTGTGCTGGACGCTGCAGGTGCAGATGGTACGCAAGCTACACAAAGCGCTATCGAAGCAGAGCTACAAGTTGCAATCAATCAAGCTGCAGAAGCAGCCAAAGCTCAAGGTAAACTGTCCGCAAACATGGAGTCTATTGTTTCTGATATTACAGAACCAAAAGTGGATTGGAAGAACGTGCTTGCGCGTTTCTTACGGTCCAATAACAAATCCGACTTCACATGGGCTAGACCAAACAGAAGGTTTATTGCATCTGGTATGTACTTGCCATCTCTTCACAACCCATGTCTAGAAGAAATTGCAATCGCTGTAGATACTTCAGGTTCTATATCAGATGATGAATTGACACAGTTCACCACAGAAACTTCGTACATACTGCACGAACTCAATCCTGAACGTGTGCAGTTCATACAGTGTGATTCAGAGATCAATCAAACTACCGAGTATACTCGTGAGTCATTGCCTCTCAAAGTCACATACAAAGGCCGAGGTGGTACTTGTTTCTACCCAGTTATTGACTACATTAACGAGCATCATCCTAGTGTTGCTGCTCTTGTGTATCTGACTGACCTTGAAGCAAGCCAATCAGACTTCGGTGACAAACCAAATTACCCAGTGCTTTGGGTAACTACACAAGCAGAGGAGGCTCCTTATGGAGAAGTTATCAAAATGTAAGCAATACGTCCAAGAGTTTGGCGTATCTGTGTTGACCGGCACAGCTATATTGTTTTTGTTATTCGGTCTTGCAACTAGTATTCATTACTCGTTGCTTTTATTTGGTGTCGGGGTTGGCCTCGGCTGTATATTTTATTTACTATGGAGGATTATCTAATGGGAAGTATTGTATCGTCAGTTACCACAGCATTGTGGATATTGATTGAGCTTATTCAATTTGCATACATGGCCTATCTAATGTGGCTAAGGAGGAGTGATGTTACTAGTAGGCATACTGTCCGCGCTAGGACTGCTTTTGCTGGCGCTTAAAGCCGGCGGACGTAAAACAATTGGTCACGACGTTTTTGTTGATGTACTAATTACTATTACATTGATGGTCTGTTTCTACGGTACATTCAGTGGTATGGCTGCTGCTATGGTTGGCGGTCTTTGTGCTTCTATTGTTTTGTTTGTTATGAAGAAAACAATGGTGCATGAAAAACTAAAGGTTACTAAAGTAAACAAAACAGTTATGACTAAACCCTTTACTGTCAAAGTTCCAACTGTCAAAACTGGTTGGCAAAGAGTAGAACCAACTTGGAGAAAGTAATGAGTATAAATAAAGAAGAACAAGCACACTACAAGTTATATAGCGACTTAGACGATATAAGTGCAAATGCCTTAGAATGTCTAAGTCCTGTGCATGTTATAGCATCTGGCATAGATTACTATTTAACCCAAGCATACAAATCCGCTCCTTCGCCAGAGCAAGCGGAAGTGCTTATTGATGCATCTGTAAAAAGAGCAAAGGAGGAAAACAATGGCTAGTGTACAAATGTCACAAAGACTACGAGATGATATAGCTACCGCATATGAAAAACAATTACATCTTGCATATAGAAAAGAACACAATGTGCAACCTGCTGTAGATTATGTTATGTCTACTATGCAAGATGATGAGTTTAATGTTCTTGTAGCAACAGCTGAACAGTATGAAAATCTTTCACAAAAACTAGATCAAAAATATGGCGACCCAAGCAGACGTGGCTATTACAATAGTACTTTAGGTTTTTCTGTAGAAAAAAACTTAGTTAAACAAGTAGATAGCATATCTGTTATATGTAATCCAAATAGACCAAAAGAAGATAACATGACTATTCTTTTTGATTGGGGGGTTGCTTATGAAGATGAAGGTTATAACAACAAACCAGAAAAACATCCATGTAGTGACAATTACGTTGAAGGAGATACCCCAGTGCGTATAGAAAAATTACAATCTTTTATGTCACCTGTAGTAACACGTCTTGAACTTAATAGAGGGTGGGGTCAAAACAAATTTTATGCTCCACATGCTGATTGCGCATACGTTATTACTGAACCTACAATTTGTAAACAGCTTATGCCTATAGGTCAAATAGAAGACCAAGCAGCAAAAGATTTACAAACTTTCAAAGAGTATATTGCAAAGATAACTACTCTTAAAAAGTTTCTTGATGAGTGGCCTGGGGGTAAAGATTTAGTGCCAGAAGAAGACATACAACGTATGACTAAAAAGGTTGTAAGAAAAGCACCTGAAAAAAATACACCAGAAAAAATTATACCAGATGTTTTGAAAGAACAGATGAATGAGGTAATATTAACTAATAAACTATTGGGGGACGACTAATGGAATTAGTAAATGAAACACAATGGCAATACAATCCAGAGTATTCGTATGAAGCTAACATGGCTAGTTGGATTGATGCTGTTCATTTTGAACGTAAAAAATACCAAGAAACTCAATTAACGCATGACCAAGCAACAATGAAGTTTCAAGAATTATACCCAAGGAGCGAATATGGGCAGACTTAAAGCAGCAATGATGGACATCGGTGAAGAAGCTATGGCTCATGGTGTTGAGCCTACTGCTAGTAAGTATACTATGTCTACTGATGATGTTCAGATGTGTATTATGTTTGCATGTGCTTACGATGGTAGCTGGACAGACTTTGTAAGGGAACACCCAGATTTTGATCCACGCAACGGTATAAACATTCATTAAATTTAACTCCTTTGAGGAAGAGCCTTCCGATGTTGGCAGAGCACGTGCAGAACGCGATAGAGACAAGAGCGGCCATCGCGCGATGAGAAGGAGATAAGGAGTTATTCAAACATGCCAAGGAGTGGCATTAGTATAGCCCAAGATTCGGTGTTCCGGCTTGGGCTATGCGTCTTAGATTACGCTACTGTAATCCAAATTTCTAATGTACCTGTTGCTACATCTGAACCAGGAGCTACTTCACAAATGATATCAATTGTATCATCTGCACTGTAAGTCTTTGGACATACGTCAGTATCCATATGATCAGCTACACCAGTTTGTCCTGCTGTTGATGCACCAATATAATAATCTGTATCGTCGCCATCACCAACACCCCAAACTAAAGCTGTACCACCGTCAAGGTCACTAGATTTAATTACAACATTGTGCACTGTCTCACCAGCAAACACGTCTACCATTTTGTATACGTCAGCTGCGTTAGGTGCTGCAGTTATATTAATTTTAGCGTATCTTACACCAAGAGCTCCACTAGGGAACGGCTTAAATGCTTGATTTCCGCTTACCATGTCACTTGTAAAAGTTGCCATAATATTTCTCCAGTTGTTTTATCACCCAAAATTAGGTAATATCTATAGTCATAAAGACAAGAATAACTTTTGTCAAGTTTAATTAACGGAGTAATTAAATGCCCCCAAAACATGTTTGGGTTAAAAGAAACCCCATACATCCATACACATACAATGATTCCAACGATTTACCATACATACAATGGAAATATGTAAAACTTTCTGTTGCATATAATATGTATACCAGTAAACAAATTGGTTGGGAGCGTGCAAAAAAACACGAGTATGAAGACTGGTGTATAAAAATGCAAAAGTTCAAGGAGGAACTGTAATGCAAAAAATTTATTTAGATTTCGAAACTTATTACGATGTACAACTGTCGCTTACAAAGATGTCAACAGTTCAATACATTAATCACCCTGATTTCAAAGTTTGGGGCGTAGGAATAAAGGTTGAAGATAATGAAACCGAGTGGTACTCAGAAGATGAGACCCCCTCCGTTTTGGAACAAATCGATTGGGCTAATACTGCCGTCGTTTGCCATAATACATTATTTGACGCTTACATTCTTACACAATACTTCGGGTGCAAACCTGCGTACTATTACGACACTGCGGCCATGAGTCGGGGTTTGTATCCGAATTTGTCTGCTCGACTAAAAGATTGCGTCGTGCGTGAATTTCCATCAGATCTTTCTAAACGTAAGGGAGAAGAACTGGTAAACGCCAAAGGTGTACGTGATTTAGATCCTGAACTTGACGCACAAATCGGCAGCTATTGTATTCAGGACGTTGACCTGACGTACGATCTTTTTCAAAGTTATATTCGTAATTATCCGGACAAGGAGATCCGCATCATTGATTTGACTGTACGAATGTTTGTAGAACCAAAACTTATATTAGACCGTGGATTACTAACAACTTACAAAGATGATATAGCAACTCGCACAGAACAAGCGATCCTGGCTTCAGGTACTACACGAGAGATTCTTGCTTCACAGGTCAAGTTCAAAGAACATCTTGAATCATTAGATATTGTAGTACCAACAAAGAAAAGTCCAACTACAGGTCAACAAATACCTGCGTTCGGTAAAAACGACAGTGCTTATATACAAATGTGCGCTATGTATCCAGAACATAACAACATATGGGAAGCACGCGAACTAGTTAAATCACGCATAGAAGAAACTAGAGCACAACGATTTATTGACTCTACTAACCCTGATGGTACGTTCAGTGTACCGCTGCGTTATTACGCCGCACATACAGGACGTTTTGGTGGTTCGGACAAAATCAACCTGCAGAATCTGCCAAGAGGCTCGACACTTAGACGTGCAATCATGGCTCCTGAAGGACAACGATTGTACATAGCTGATTTGTCTAACATCGAAGCACGTATGCTAGCCTGGCTAGCTAAAGAGTACGATCTCGTGCAAGCTTTTGCCACAGGTCGTGATGTGTACTGTGAGTTTGCGTCCCAGATATATGGTCGCACGATTACTAAAGATGACAAACTAGAAAGATATGTAGGTAAAACAGCTATACTCGGTTTGGGGTACGGAATGGGGGCCGATAAGTTTAAGCTAACGCTCAAAACTGGCTCCCCCTCCGTTGAAATATCTGATCTTGTAGCATCAAGTATTGTTATGCAATACCGAGGTATGTACCCCAACATACCAAGACTATGGTCAGGTATGAAAGACGCACTTTTTCAGATGATAAATACACGCGGTGTAGGTTTAAAGTACGGACCTCTTACCATCAACCGAAGAGCTCTTTTACTACCAAATAATATGTCTCTTAGTTATCCAGATTTACGATATCAAGGTGGAGAGTTTGTGTACGATACCAGCAAGGGCACATACATACGTACGCATGGGCCTCGAGTTACAGAAAATGTTGTTCAAGCACTTGCACGAATAGTTATTACAGATCAAATGTTAGACATACAAACACTTCCTGAAGTAGATCTTGTTATGCAAGTGCATGATGAAATTATTGCAGTTGGTTCAAAAATAGATGCAGATGCTACAATGAATAAAATTATAGATATCATGCGTACGCCACCCGAATGGTGTGACGATTTACCGCTCGATGCTGAAGGAGGCGTAAGTAAAGTGTATGACAAATAAAAATTTAATACTTACTAGAAAAAAATCTGAACGTGTAGTTGTTCATGTCCAGGGCAAAAAAATATGTACGATAACTGTTACTGATTTATCTCCTAAACAATGTAAATTAGGTTTTGAAGCAGATAAATCTGTACGTATAGATAGAGAGGAAGTATACTTAGAAAGGGAGATTTGATTATGGAAATTGTGTTTTTAAAAGCTAAAAAACCTTTAGCTAAAGAAATATCAGAAGAAGGCATAAAACCATATCCACTTACTAAAAACTTTACTTCAGAACATTTTAATATTTCTACAGACCAAAAAGGTCTAAATAAATTATATAAATTACTTACAGACCAAGCAGCAGATGGTGCTTGTTTGCACAAAGGTTATCTTAAAAGACCAATCAAAGACGAATCTAGAGCTTTTATGTCAGAACGTGCAAAGCCAACGGAAATGTTGGTATTGGATGTAGACGGATTACATACATCTAATCCAGGTGATCTTCAGTCACTTGCCGAAAAAATTATATTGCAACTACCTGAAGTCTTTCATAATGTGTCATACATAGCTCAAGCTAGTGCATCATTAGGGTTTAAAAAGAATACAGTATCTTTACATTTATTTTTTCTTTTAGATATGCCCGTACATCCAAAAACCCTGAAGGACTTTATTCGTGTAGTAAATTATGAAAGTCAATTTCTTGCAGAACAAATTACATTATCAGCTAATGGTCAAAGTCTTTCGTACATACTAGACCCTTCAGTAACAGACAACAGTAAATTAATTTATATTGCACCACCAAAATTTGTTGGTGTTAAAGATCCTTACCCTAATAATAGGTTCATCAAGGTTGACCGTGGTTCACCAACTCTTGAGATATCCTCTACTTTAATTAATGTCAATCCAGAAAAAGTGCACGCTTTAGGATTACAAATTAAAGATAATCTAAGAAAGAAGAACAATCTTCCAAAAAGAGTAGGTAAAGTAACTACGGTCAACGTTGCTGGAGAAGCGCACGAAGTCTTACAAAATCCAGACAAAATGACCATCCAGATCTCTCGTGTGTACGAACCTTTTGTTAACTGTAATGTAAATGGAGGCGACAGCGGAGGTTATTATTTTGTACTTACTAACCCACATTACATGTACAACTTTAAAGGAGAACCTATTTGGGAAATAGAAAAAGCAGACCCAGACTTTTATAGAAGTATATTTGAAATATTTGCAGATAAAATAGATACAGAATCTAAAAAGAAACCAATAGTCTTACGAGACTTTTTTACAGATACATATTACAACGGAGTGTATGATGAAACAAAACAACAATTTGACGACAGTTACCCACTCACGCCCACAGGCAAAAGTAGTGTTAACGATTTTCTTAGGTCTCATGGTCGCCCTACCATGGATTTTGTTCCAGACGCTCGTGTCGTGTTTGATCCTAGTAGCGACAAAGGTGTTGACTTGGAAACCATTCCATACTCAGTAAACTTATTCAGACGTACACCTTATATGCTGCGTGCAGAAGAGAACGTAAAAGAATTATCGTACGGTGAAGCTATCCAGGTCGCAAAAATTGCACCAAATTTTTATAAATTAGCCATGCATGCGCTTGGTAATGGCAAACCAGAGTTTGAACATTTTATAAATTGGCTTGCGTACATTTACCAACATAAAAAGAAAACAATGACTGCGTGGATATTTACTGGTATACCTGGCACTGGTAAAGGTTTACTTATTCATAAAGTACTAAAGCCTTTATTCGGTGAACAACAAACACCTATGAGAGCTTTAGAAAATATAGAAGAACAGTTCAACTTATATATGAGAACAGCATTGTTTCTTGTAGTTGATGAGTTTCGTATGGCTGATTCAGGATCTGTAGGTCGTATGGCCGACAAACTAAAGCATCAGATTACAGAACCTAATCTTACTATTAGAGCAATGCGTACAAATCAAATTGAGCTGCCGTCTTTCACGAACTTTATTTTTCTTACAAATAGAGCAGACGCAGTCAAGATCGAAGACAGCGACAGAAGATACAATGTAGCACCAAGACAAGAACAAAAAATAGAAAACGTGCATCCAGAGCTTTTAGAAAACTTGTCCGCATTAGAACCAGAGTTATATATACTCGCCGGTATATTACAGAAGTTTGTGGTAAATGAACGTATGGCTCACACAGCCTTAGAAAACGATGCGAAGAAAGAAATGAAAGAAGTATCTATGTCTATTCTTGAAGAATTTGCAAATGCAATACGCACACGTAATTTAGAATATTTTGCAGATGTATTAGACATACCGCTTGCAAACACTTTCGATGCAGGTGGTATTAGCACAGCACAAAGATATTTAAAAGATTGGTTAGCTAGCGCAGGCCAAGAACAAGTTATACCATTAGCTCATTTTAAAGTAGTGTATGACGTTCTTACTGACAGTCGTAATACTTTATCTCAACGTGAGTTTTCAAAACGTATGTCCAGGCTAAACATTAAAACTGCACGTAAACGTATAAGTAAAGATCGTGCAGCAGGTATACCCCGTGGGGTTGTGTTGACATGGAAAATAGACAATAATGTATTACAACAATTAATAAAAGAACACTTTGACGAAAGGGATTTAAATTTATTAGATAATGGACAATCTAACACAACCCAATCGTCCAGACCTAATAGCAGCAGTTGAGGTCACGGAGGATATCGAACTGGGGCTAGTACCCGCATGGTCATACTCCGCCTTAAAAACATTTGAATCTTGCGCTTATCGCACTTATATATCTAAAGTAAAAAGAGTTCGTGAAGAATATGGACCAGCTGCAGAGCGTGGTACACGAATACACGATGAAGCTGAACAATACGTACGTAGCGAAATGTCTGAATTACCAGAG